CACTTCCATCTGCTGCTCGCTCTCGACCGCAGAAGCGAAGCCCATGCCGCGCTTTGCGGCTTCGACGCCCTGCGTTTGCAGCAGCGCAAGGCGCTCGCCTGCGACCGTCCAGATCTCCTTCGAATCGAACATGTCGAGCGCGTCGATCAGCTTGCCGCCGATGTCGATGCCCAGCTCTTCGAATTTGGCGTCGATCACCTTGGCTTGCTCGGCCTTGGCTTTGAGCTTGTCGAGCATGTTGCCGCCGAGCGCGCCTTCGATCTCGGAGATCGCGAAGACGCCCGCCGCGACCGGGCCCGCAGCAGCGAGCCCCGCCGAGAGCTTGCCGCCGCGTCGACGACCAGCCCCTGCGCCTGCGGCAGCTACGCCGCCCGCGCCGCCGCCGACAGCCTGCGCCGCTGCCATGCCCTTCGCAGCGGTCGCGCTCTTCGTGAACCACCCGAAGAGCGACTTGACGCCCCGCACAAGCGTCGTGATCACGCCGACGACCTTGCCGAGCACCATCGCGCCAGCGATGATCAAGATCACCTCTTTGATGCTCCACAAGAAGTCGAGCGCCTTGCCGAGCCCCTTGAAGAAGCTCTTGACCCCCTTCCAGACTTCGGCCCATTTGATGTTGCCGATCCACTCGGCAATGCTGGCGATCACCTCGCTAACGTTCGTCGCGATGATCTCGCGGTTCGCGGCGACCCACTTGCCGAGATCGACGAGCATCGGCGTCAGGACGGGCAGAAGCTGCTGCCCGATCTGAAACTTGACCCCCTTGATCGCGGTGTTGACGTTCGTCTGCGCGTCGACGAAGTCTTCGCTCGCCTTCAAGCCTTCGCGGTCGATCACCCCGAAGTATTCACGGAAGGTCTTCCGCTGCTTGTCGAGCGCGTCGGCGCCGCCCTCTACCATCAGAGTCATGCGCTGCCCGGCAGAGCCGAAGGCGGCAGCGGCGAGCGCAGCTCGCTTCGATTTCGAGTCGAGCTTCCCCATTGCGTCGAGCAGCAGCTGCAGGGCGACTTCGTTGTCTTCGATGCCTTGAAGCTGCTTCAACAGCGGCGGCGACGCCTTTTTGAGCAGCGACGCGAGCGCGCCCTGCCCGACGCTCGCTTCGCCGAGCGAGCGCGTCATGCGCTGCAGCGCCCGGTCGAATTGGTTCTGCTCGACGCCCGCCAGCTCTGCGGCGTGCTGCAGCTCGGCATACGTCTGCGCCGAGATGCCCGCCCGCTTCGAGAATTTCGCGAGATGGTCGCCAGCGGCGGCGGTCGAGTCGACGAGCTTCCAGATCCCAGCCCCGACGGCTGTGACCGTCGCCGCGCCCATAAGCGCGATATTGCCCTTCGCCTTCCAGACCGCACGACCGAAGCGCTTGACCGCCCGGCCTGCGGCTTGGAAGCTCTTTCGCACCCGACCACGAACCGTCGAAGCGACCTTGCGAAAGGCGCGACTCGCTCGGTCGCGCCCCCTGATCTCGGTTCCGACGCTGTAATCGGCGCCCATGCGTTACCCCGAGCCCTGTTTCTTCGCCTGCGCAGCCCGTTTCGCTGCTTCTTCCCAGAATTCCATGTCGCGAACCGTCATGCGGTCAAGCTCGCTCGGGGCCCAGCCTGTCAGGACGAAGAGCGGGGCGACTCGGGCTCTGGCTCGGGTCGCCGTGTCTGAAAATCCTCGATAATGTCCGTCATCTCGACGACGTCGAGCCCCGATAGCTCGTCGATGGCGCTGCCCCGAAGCGGGGTAAGCCGACGGATGAGCTCGCGCGTCGCAGCCGTGTCGCTCGGCTTCTTCGCCGCTTCTTCCAGGTCGAGAAACGTCGGGTAGCGAAACTCTACGCTGTAGACCCACTGCCCGAGATTGCGGACCGGGATCGCGAGCTTGTGCGTCATCCTGGTCGGCGGGCGGGTCTCGTCTGCCTGCAGCTCTTCGCTTCCCGCGATGTGCTCTTCGACGTCGCGGGTGCGGTTCTGCAGCCGTTCGATCCGCTCGTCGTCGGTCTCGGTCGCCGCGCGCCGTTGCGCCTGCGGCGGTCGTCGCTGTCGTCTGTTACGTACCATCGGTTGCCTTCCTTCGTGTCAGAGTACGGAAGAGCCCCCGAGACCGCCCCGGGGGCTCGCCAGAGCTACAAGGCCCTGCGGGCTACTCCCAATGACCCCGCTTGCCCTGGAAGGTCACCTGATACGTGCCCGCGGTCGCGTCGACCGGGATCCGTCCCATGACCCACGCTTCTTCGAGCACCGCCGACCAGCCGTTGCCGAGCTGGAAGACGATCGTGCTCTTCCGCACGGCCTGAAGCTCTTCGATGTTGACCGCGTTCACGGCGAGCCCTTCGATCTCGATCTCGGGCACGACGCCGCGCTCGACGTATCCCGCACCGCCGCCTTCGGCGCTCGGCACGCCTTCGCACTCGGTTTCCTGCACGTCGACCCGCGCGGTTCCCTGCCCGAGCGTTAGCGTCTTGCCGTCGTAGGTGCAGAAAGCGACGCCCGCGATCCTGTTGTCGGTGTTCGTGTCTGGCATGGTCGGTTCTCCCTTCGGGGTCGGGTCGGGTTACGCGGTCGGCGCGCCCGGCGGGTACTGCAGCCTGAACTGCATCAGAACGTCGAAGATCCTGAGCTGATTCGCCAGATCGGGACCGTAGAGCACGTTCAGGCGGTTCGGGTCGGTCGTGCTGCGCTCGACGACCAGGTTAGCCTTGAAGGCGTCCATATTCTCGGCGAGCCCCCGAGCGATCAGGTCGGCATAGCTGGCGATGATCACGCCCCGGGCGATCTTCGGGCTGGCGATCGGCAGGTTCGCGTTCACGCGCACGCCGTCGTCGACCAGGACGTGCCGCGAGAGCGTCGTCTCGACGGCGGTGCGCAGCGACCGAGCGATCTCGGTGAGCGTCGCCATCGTGTTGAAGTCGAGCATGCTGTCGTCGGACGAGCCCGACGGCAGCTTCTGGTAGGTCGTGATCACCCGGTCGATCTGCACGGTGCCGTCGGCGGCGACGGTCGAGACCGCGATGCCATCGTGCAGCAGCGTGTTTCGCTCGACCGCGTCGAAGCGACCCGCGCCGATCGGCGGCGAGAGAAGCCCGTAGACCGGCAGGAATTGGAAGGGCTGCGATGCGAGCTGGTTGGCGCTCGGAGCGACCTGACCGACGTGTGCGGCACTCCATTCCCACTGCGGCGACGGCGCATCGTAGAAGCCGAAGCAAGTCGCGTGCTGGTCGTTCTTGGTGTTGCCGAAGGTCGACAGCAGCGACACGGTATTGCGCTGCGCGTAGAAGCTGTGCCCGTAGATCTGGCGCAGCTCGGACCAGCGGCCCGTGTTGTCGTCCAGCTCGTCTGCGATGGCGCCGAGCGACGTCGCGTCATCCCACGGATGGATGATGTAGTCGAAGGGCTCGTCGCCCATGGCGGCGATTGCCGCCGTCAGCGTCGGCGGCGTCGCACCGCCTGCCATCGGCGTCGTGATCGCGACGCCGACGCCCGCGGGCAGCTCTTCGCCGCCGATCGCGCCGTAGTAGTTGACCCGCAGATCGATGTCGTCGCCCTGCGGGCCGCCGTTCTTTGCCGTCAGCGGCAGCGCGCCGACCGTCGGGGCACCCGCGTCGACGGGCAGGTCGTCAAGCGCGTTGATCTCGGCTTGCGCGGCGACCGCGATGTCGTTGTCGGTGTCGGTGTCTTCGACCGGGATCGTGACCTTCTGCCCGGCGATGTAGAGCGCGATCTCGCCGTCGCCCGTCGCCGGGCCCGAGAAGGTGATCGTGCCTGCCGCATCGGTGCCCGAGTTGGCGAGCCCGATGCACCATAGCTCGCCGTAGGGGTCGTTCTGCCGGTACGCATGGATCATGCGGGCGAGCACGGAACCGCGCCCGAAGGCGACGGCACCAGCGTCGGCGGCGCCGATCTGCACCAGCGTGTCGGCGGCGGCGCTTCCCGCGGGAAGCATCGGGCCCATGATGAGCGTGCGCTTATCGGTCTGCGGGCTGCCCGCTTGCGAAGCGTCGACCTTTGCCCAGAAGAAGGGCACTCGCCACGTTGGCGGCATGACTGGCATTGATTGATCCTCCGGTCGTTGGCGGGGCTACTTGCCCGCGGTCTTCTTCTTCGGCTTCGCCTTCGGCGGTGCCTTCTCGGCGAGCAAGACGTCGCCGACCAGGATGCGTCGGCACCAGTACGTCGACTGCGGCACGAAGGTCGGCTTGTCCGAGCGGATCGGCCGCATCGTGCGAGGGTTGAGCACGCGCAGGGGCTTCGGCTCCCCGGTCTCGGGGTCGGGCACCATCGCGGGCAGGACGGGCAGTCGCTTGCGCTTCGCCTTCATGGGATTTGCTCCAAGTCGATCACCTGCGACACTTCCGCATGATCCTTGTCCGGCGGCGTGTGCAGGTCGGTTTTCACGTCGACGCCTTCAAGGGGCGTGTAGTGCTCGGGCTTGATCGTGTAGCTGCGATACCACTGCACGTCGATCGTCAGCTTCCCGACGACCTTCGACCGACTGGCGACCGACTCGGGCTCGGTCGCCGTTTCGATGCGCAGCAAGCGCTCGAATTGGCAGACCCACGTCGGATCCTCGAAGAGCGTCTTTTTGATCGCTGTCAGGTAGTCGTCGACCTCGGCAGCTGCGACGGCGTCAAGCTCTCGCAGCGACTGCCCTTCGGCCCGGGGCTTCGAGACCTGCACTTCGACGAAGAGCGTCGACACGATGCGATACTCGGGCGTGCCTACCGAGAGCTGCTCGTCGCGCTGCAGCGGCATGTCGACGTGAATCGCGAGCAGCTCGTCGGGCTGCGCGGGGTTGCCGCGCGTGTCGAAGATCTGCTCTTCGTCCGCAGAAGCGAGCGGCTCGTCGGTCGCGGCGACGAAGCGCGCGACGACGCCTTGCCTGACCGCTTTTCTGGTGAGCATCGCCGCCACTGCTAGACCGCCAGCGAGAGAAAGAGCTTCGACGTGCCCTGCCCGCCCGGCCTGGCATCTTCGACTCGGAAGGTCGCCTGCCCGACGCCAGGGCGAGAGAGCACGACGACGTCGCCCTGCTCGGGCGGCAGGGGCAGGTCGGCGAGCCGCACGTCGATAGCTGGCGCTTCGACGCTCATCGGCTGCCCGCCCTGCAGAACCATCGAAAAGTAGGGGTCGTCGAAGGGGGCGCGCAGGGGCACTGGCACGCCGGTCGCCGTCGGCGTGTAGGTTGCTTCGATGCCGATGTGATCCCGCACTCCGCGGGTGCACATATCGGCGTAAGCATTCCAGTCCAGAGCCAAGCGCGACCCCCTTCGCGGCTAGCGCCGCTCGTAGTAGATGCCGATCCCGTACACGTCGAGATCGGCGGTGCCGCCGCCCGTGTCGTTGGCGATGACGTCGACGAAGAGCGACTCGCCGTCCGCCACGAAGGCGGGCGTCGGGACCGTCACCAGCGCCGTATGATACTCGGGCGCACCCGTGTCGTCGGCGCGCTTGGCGGCGGTGTCGTGGTCGGCGTCGTAGTGCGCGTCGACCGCGCCAGCGAGCGCCGTCGGCGCCGCCATGCCCGCACCGTCGGCGGGCGACGCCTTCGACTGCAGCTCGAAGCGCACGTCGACGGCGAAGTCGGCGGTGTCGATGGCGTAGATCGGCGCGTAGCTGAGCACGCGCAGACCGCGACCGTCGCGGGTGTCGGTCGGCAGCGGGATGCGATAGCGAGCAACCTCGCTCGTCGCAGCCGCCGTACGCTGCCCGACGCGGTTTGCGTTCGAGCCTGCCGCCTGGGCCCAGGTGCCCGAGACGGCTTCGAAGGCGCTGCCCTCGACGAAGAGATACCCGAAGGTATCGGTGCCCTCGGCACCGCTCGCCAGGGCGGCGGCGTCGCCGATGAGCGCGACGAACTCTTCGACGTCGGCGGCTTCGGCCATGACGCCGAAGTTACCGATCGCGACGCCGACGAGCGGATTGCCGTCGGGATCGTTCGTCAGCTCGTCGGCGGTCTCGTCGAGGTAGACGGGCTCTCCCATGGTGAACGCGACGCCCGCCGCCTTCGCGTAGCTCCACCCGTCGCGGCGGTGCAGCTCGACTTCGTCGCCAGCCGCGCCCGTGTAGCCGTGCGGGATCGCGACGATGCCGACGAGCCCGTCGCGCACGACGAGCTGCCCTTCGGCGTAGGTGGTGAGAGCGGGCACGACGACGGTGACGACGTCTGCTTTCTGGTGCTGATTCTGCATCGGTTGATCCTCCGAGACGGGTTAGCCCCGCGGTTGCTTCGGGCTACGCGCCCCAGTTGAGAGTCGCGCCCCGGTGATCGATCCAGGCGGCGCCGAAGTCGACGCGGGCGCGGTATTCGATCCCGTCCCGATCGAAGCCGACTCGGCTGTCGAGCTGCGGGCCCTCGCCGCCGCCTTCCAGGTAGCCCCAGAAGATGGTGTCGAAGCGCGCGGGGTCGGCGAAGAGATACCACTTCGTGACCGAGTCATCGTCGAGAATCGGCTCGGGCAGAAGCCCGTCGCGAAGCGCCTTCATGCTGCGCGGGGCGACTTCGTCGGCGGTGTTCGGCAGGTAGCCGTCGCCGAGGAATTGCTCCCACGCGACCGTCTGCGCGTCCGGGTGCGCCAGGTAGGCGGGATTGATCCGCAGGCGACCGCGGTCGCCGAGACCGCGCTGCGCGCGCATCTGCCGACGACTGGCGTCGAGAGCCGGGATCGTCGCGATGTCGGCGGTCACGCCCGCGCCGAGTGCGATCAGGTTGCCGTGGTCGGCATGGAAGACGGGCGTGCCGTCGCTCATCTCGGGGTTGCTGACGACCAGATCCCACACCAGCTCGTTTTCCCACTCGCGGGCGCTGGCGCCGAAGGCGCGCGGGTAGCGCAGGAAGGCGCCCAGATCGTCGTTCACCAGCACGTGACGGGTAACGCCCATCACGATCCCGGCGGTCGAGAGCTGCATCGGCTCCGAAGAGTCGGCGACGTGCCCGCGCTTGAACTCGCCGTGCTCGTTCACCTTCTGGAAGCGCGGGGCCGCGCCCATGGTGACGAAATTCGCGGTCTTGAAGTCGGGCAGATCCTGCCGCCGCGTGAACGGCTCGAAGCTGCGCGGGGTCTCGTCGTAGGCGGCCCGAAGGACCTTCATCGCGACGTCGGCGAGCAGGCTCGGGAAGTCGGCGGTGCCCTGCAGCCCGCCGAGCGAGCCCGTGCGCAGCTGCAGCGCCTGGTCGGCGAGCCGACCCTTATCCATGCCGCGCACCTGGATCCCGCGCGCCTTCAGATCGGCCCGCACCATTTCGAGCAGGCTGCGACCGACCCAGCGGCGAGCCCCCTCGGTCAGCTCGACCGAGCCCGGATCGTTGCGGTGCAACAGGTAGTCGCGGATCGTCTCGCCGCGCTTTTCGTGCTCGCAGACGAGCCCGTCGACGCGGTTCGTGCCGTCGACCGCCTGCGAGTCGCTGTTGCGCGCCAGCTCGTCGATCACCGCCTGGCGGCAACCGTCGGGCCCTTCGAGACCCTTGTCGCTGGCGACGAGCTTCTCGGCGAAGGCGAGCGGCAGGTCGTGTCGGCTGCAGAGCGAGAGCACGGTCGTCGACCGCACCTTCTCGTCGGCTGCTTCGTCCCGGGTATCGACGGTGCCCTGCACGTCAGCTTCGGCGCCGCCCTTCTTCGGATCCTTGTTCGGCATGGTTGCTTCTCCGTTCGTCGGCGCGGCTGGCGCCGTGCTGGTTGCTGCGCGGGTGCCCGCGCCGTCGTCGACCCCGATCGGGACGAGCGACACTTCGAGGGGTTCCCACTCGACCGCACGCACGATGCGCAGCGGCTGCTCTTCGGTCGGTTCGGTGATCTCGACCCGATGGATGCGGTATCCCATCGAACCGTTACGCACGATGCCGTCGATCACCTTGCCGATCGTGCCCTCGTCCTCGGGTGCCCGAGAGAGCCGCACACGCGAGAGCCCGTTGCCCTTCTCGACCTTCGCGGTGCCTTCGATGACGACGCCGAGCACGTCGCGCACGTCGAAGGCACGATGCGAGTTGAGCAACGGAGCCCCGTTGTTCAGGCGGTCGAGCCTGACCGCGCCGGGCTCCATCGAAAGCTCTTCGATATAGGGGTCTTCGCCCCACGGGCGCCGCAGAGCCGACGCACCCGTCGACCACACGAAGTCGATCGCATGCTCGTCGGGATCATAGCTCTGCGCCCCGGCCTGCCCGGCGCCGTCGCCTTCCCCTCGCTTCTCTTCGTCGTCGACCTGGTCGTCGGGCTTTCGCTCGACGGCTGTCGCCCGAAATGCGATGTCGCATCGCCAGATGTCGTCGCCGACGACGGTGCCGTCGTCGCGAACGATGAGCTTGGGAAGGTCCCGATCGCCTCGCATGCCGTGCCCCTTGTTCGGATTGCTGCCGGGCATGCAAGATCGCTACGGGGCGAAACGGAACGGCGTCAAGCCTGCGAGTCGGATTCGTCGTCGTCGTCGCCCTGGTCGGGCTCGTCGGCAGGCGCCTGCGAAGCGCTCTGCATATAGGCTGGCGAGAGCCCCGCCGCGACGAGCTTGTCGCGCCAGTTGATCACGTCGGCGAGCATGTCTTCGGGCACGTCGCCGCGCTCTCGCATCGCTTCGCCGTGCGAGACGAGCATATTAGCGAGCAGCAGCGCGTCGGCGGTCGCATCCTTCAAGCGGTCGACCGACTCGAAGGCGGGGCTCGTCCACCGGGCGCGGTACTGGATCGGCAGCCCCGTCGACGGGTCGAGAAACGGCAGCCGGCCCGCGTCGATGGCGGCTTCGATGCACCAGCGGCGCATCGGTCGGCAGACGTTGCGCACGAAGACCAGCCGACGGAATGCCCGGATCATGCGACGAAACTCGATGAGCCCCGCGCGGATCGACGAGTAGTTTGTGCCGCTCAGATCGCCCGTAAGCAGCGTGTAAACCATGCGCATGCCGCTCGCGATGGCGGTCAGCTCTTGGCGCCTGTATTCGCTGACGCCGCCGATACTCGCCGGGGCGTGCACGTTGATACTGGCACCCGCGGGCGTGTAGACGACCTGCCCCGACTCGATTTCTTCGAGCACGTCGCCCTGCGCGGTCGTCGCTCTCGGCGGCGGCGGCGCTTGTCCGTCTTCGGTGCCCTGCGGCTGAAACGCGAAGTCGTCGCCTTCGAGACCGTCGACCGACGCGAAGATGCTCGCTTCGAGCCGCTTGCGTTCTAGCTCGGCCTCGCTGTAGTCGGCGAATTGCATCATGCGCAGCATCACAGGCGCTAGGAACGTCACGCCGCGCACCTGCCCCGGGCGAAGGGGCTCGAAGGCATGCGCGACCCACCGGGCGCCGATGCGCTTCGACGTCAGCGTCGAGCCCCGGGTGCCGTCGATGAGCGAGCCCGGGTGCTCGGGGTGCAGCCAATACGCAACCCGACGCCCGCGAGCGTCCATCTCGACGCCCTGCACGACGCGGTTGTTGCGCCCGACGCGCCCCGTGCGGCCATGGTCGAGCAGGTCGGATTCGAGCAGCTCGACCTGCACGGGTACGGGCAGCGCATCGGTCAGCCGTCGGCGGCGCTGGCGCAGCAACACTTCGCCCGACTCGAAGATCGCCCGTGCGGCGGTGCCCTGGATCCCATAGGCGCACTGCTGCCCGTCGCTGCCCGCGACTTCGGCCCATTCCTTCCAGACCGCGTCGGCACGCTGGTTGACGGTCTCGCTCGGGCGACCGTAGTCGTCGGGCGGTAGCACCAGGTCGCCGACGTTCGCCGTCGACGTCGGCACCAGCCCGTCGCCGACTAGGTTGCTGACGAAGACCGACACGCCGCTCGACGCTTCGCTTGTGTTGCGCACCAGCTCGCGCGCCGTGTCGCGCAGCCGCTGGATCCTGCCGTTCAGGATGGCATTCGGGTCGGTTCCCGAGCCGAGCGGCAACCAGCCGTCGGTCCGTCGACCTGGCTCTGCGCCGTCGTAGCCCCGCCGATTCGACCCGCGAAGCGGCGCACCGCGACCCCACCATGCCTTGACTCGCTTCCAGCGCTTCCCCATGTCTCGCCCCTGCTATGCCCGCTTGCGGTTGTACTTCGCGAAGCTGCGTCGGAAGCGCTGCCCGGGCACTGGCACGCCGAGCATGACGGACAAGCGCTTGATCCGCTGCCAGAGATCGTCGCCGCTGGCGAAGCGCAGATCCTTGTCGCCGTGTCGCACCTGGATCGCGCCCCGAAAGTAGGCTTCTTTCAAGGCGTCGAGCAGCTCGACCGTGATTACATCGCTCATCGTCTGCCCTTCCTGAGTTTGCGCCGCCCGCGCAGCCTGTTTCGGCTGCCGATACGCGAGCGGCCCGTCTGCGACCTAGCGTTGCTGCGACTGCTACCGCCGTCAACCTTCCTGGTCGCCTTCGGCTTCGACGGCGGCGGGGCTCCGAAGCTCTCGATTGTGCGACCGTAGCTGTAGATCGCGTTCAGGGCGCAGATGTTGTAGACGCGCAGGTCGAGCCGCTCGTTAGGTCGCCCGTGCGGCTTGTGCCAGACCCGCACCGGGAAGCCGTTCACATACTCGCGGCGACGGTGCTCGGCGGTCAGCTGCGCGAAGGCGTCGGCGTCCCATCGGTGATCATGGTGCGGATAGGCCGGGCCCGGGTGCGTCAGCTTCAACCAGGCATAGAGCAGGTCTTTCGCCGCGTCGACGTTCACGACGAATAGCTCGCCGCCGCCCTTCTTCTTCGAGATCTTCGTCGGCTTCTTCGGCCAGATCGGGCGCTGGCTCTGCGCCTTTCGCGCCGAGTGCCCCTTGACTGCGAAGATCCGCATGTAGCGCTGCTGCGCTCGAACGTAGGCATAGCAGCGGGCGGCAAGGTGCCCCGTGTCGAGACACGTCGCAGCGATGCGCATGCGCCCGCCCGACTCGACCAGGAAGCCCCGCCGCAGATAGTCGGTCAGATCCGACCAGACCTGCGAGCCGACGGCGTCGCCCCAGAACGTGCGATGGTCGATCGACCAGCTCTCTTCGCCGCGACCCCATCCGACGACTTCGACTTCGATGCGGGGCGGGCTATCCTGCACGTCGACGCCAGCCGTCAACAGCAAGACGCCGACGGGCACGCCCGGGCGGTCGTGCTCGTCTTCGGGCTGCCACCATCCATGACGACGCCCGAGCAGCGTCTGCTCGTCGACGCGGTCGGCGTCGCGCTCTTCCCATGGCTCGCCTAACCTGGTGTTGACGAAGACCTGCAGCCGCGTCGGGCTCGACTTCGCCCGCACAAACTCGGCCGCCAGCTTGCCGAGCGTGATCCCGATGACCGAATAGATCGACGAGATGTGAAAGCCCTTCGTGTCGCTCTCGGCGGTCGCGACCCACTCGCCTTCGCGGATCATCGCCGCGCGTTCGTGCTCTTCGATCAGCCCGTGGCAGCTGTCGCACCGCAGAGCGGCGTCGGCGGGCGCTCGCCCGATCTCTGACCAGACAACCGAGAAGGTCGGCAGGTCGCCGCCGACGACCAGGTTGCTCCAACGCGACGACCAGGTTAGCCGCCCGCTGGTGCCGCAGTGCGGGCAAGGCACGCACCAGAAGCGCTTGTCGCTCGTTTCCCACTCGGCTTCTATCCGGCTGTAGCCCTTCGTCGTCGGCGTCGAGATGACGTAGACCTTGCGGTCGATATAGGTCGACGTGCGCTTCTCGGCGATGTCGACCGGGTCGCCCTCGCCCGCGATGTCGAACGGGTATCGGTCGACTTCGTCGAGCATCAAAAAGCGGGCGGGCAGCTGCGCCAGCGACGACGCCGAGCGAGCGTTGCCGATGATCAGATAGCCGCCCGGGAAGGCTTTGACCTTCGTCGACGCGGGGCCCCGCTGCATGCCGCCCGTGGCGTCGCGCATCTTCCCGACCTTGCGGCGCAAGGCGGGCGTCGATCGCACCATGTGCCGCAGGCGGGTCGATGCCCAGCGGCGCTGCAGCTCTTCGCTCGACTGCACGACGAGAATCGGGCTCGGCTGGCAGTCGATGATCTTGCCGATCCAGTTGTTGCCAGCGTCGGTCAAGCCGAGCTGCGAGCCCTTCAAGACGATCACCCGCTGGCACGGGTCGCTCGGGTCAAGCGCATCCATGACGCCCGCCAGATACGGCGCGCGCTCATTGCGCCAGGGCCCGGGCTCGGCTGCCCCCTCCGCTCGCGTCAGCCGCCGATACTTCTGCGCCCATTCCGAGACTAGCAGCCGCTCGGGCGGGCGAAGCGAGTCGCCGACGAGAGAGAGCAGGCTCTCGCGCTGGTCGGTCACAGCCCCCGGATCGACGCCGACACTTCTTCGAGCTGGCGGCGAGCTTCGTCTTCGAGCAGCTCTCGCACCGCGGGCACGTCGACGATCCCTGCCATCGCTGCGATCTGCGTCGCCAGCCGTTGCGGGCTCGCCATGATCCGCTGCTGCAGCGTCGACATCGCGCCCGAGAGCACGCTCTCGACGGTCTTGCGGTCGAGCAGCTCGCCCTTTTCCCTGGCGAGCGCCATCTCGTCGCGCTCGACCTTGATCTGCTCGCGTCGAGCCCGGGCGTCGGCGTAGGGGGTCGACTGCACGGGCGGCGGCGACGCCGCCAGGGGCTTCGGCTGCGCCTTGCTGTTGACCTTCCACTGCGCGTCGGCGACGACCGGGTCGATCGTGCCGTCGGCTTCGAGCCGTATGCGGCCCGCCTTCAAGGCTGCGCCGACCGCCTGGCGTGTCTGGCCCGGCAGACCCTTCGCCGCACGATACCGCGCGTACTCCGCTCGCGTCATTCCCACGGTGCCACCTTCCTTCGCGGGGTCGACCCCCGAGACCGATAACCATTTGTCAACCGGGTCGGTTCCGTTGACGCCGCCGAGCGCGACGAAGCCGTGCGAAAGTGTGTCAGTAAAGACACGTCACCGCAAACCCGCATAGATCTTAGTCCGAAAGAGCGCCAGCCCGCAGGCACC